CGATGGTTTCTTGCGTAGCCAGATTGTTGATGGGTGGTCTCAGTTTGAATCCGACCTAGAAGAGTTCAAGCCAGAACCGGAAGTAATCCAAGCTAAAGCCGAGCCGGTTATGTCCCTGCCGTCGCTGTCAATCCATGTCGGCGGCTCGATCAGTATTCAATCGAATCTGGAAAAGTTCGGCGAACGGTTGAAAGGCTTCATTACCGAAACGAACGCCAAGCCCGAAACCGATCAAGATTTTGTGAATCTGGAGCAAGCCTGCAAGGTGTTGAAAGATGCCGAGGACGCGCTGAAACAGGCCGAAAGTAATGCACTTGCACAGACAGCCAGCGTTGATGAAATGCGGCGCACCGTGGCGTTTCTGGCCGACATGGCGAGAACTAACCGATTGCAGTTTGAAAAGCTGGTGAAGTCCGAGAAGGAAAATCGGAAGGTTGAGATAAGGCTGAAAGCCGATAGCGAGTACATGAAGCACCTATCTTCGCTGCAATCCGAGATTAAAGGCGTGATCCTGCATTGTCCAGCAGCCGCTTTCTACAATGCAATCAAAGGCAAAAAAACTCTGTCATCAATGCAGGAATCGGTTAATCAGATGCTAGTTGATAGCAAACTGGAAGCGAATCGCATCGCCAAGGATTTGCGCCTGAACCTGCAACTGATCAACTGCCATCCGTCACACCGGTTTTTGTTCAACGATATTCAAACCATCGCATACAAGCCATTCGACGACTTGAAATTATTGGTAGAATCACGGATTGAAGCGCATGAGAAAGACGAAGCCGCCAAGCTGGATGCAGATCGAGAACGGATTTGCCTGGAAGAAGAAGCCAAGGCCGAAGCTAAGGTGAAAGCTGACGATAAGCCCACTACAACTGTTATTGATGCGCATCAGGTTCAAGTCGCCGAAGAAGTTCAATCGACGGGTGTGGTCACGGTTCATGCTGCGGCGAAATCGTATGTCCCGCCAAGCAAGCAGTTTGAAGCAGCGGAACCTCAAAAAATGGTAACAATTCCACTTGATGAATACACGCGGCTTCTGCGGCGTGATGAATGGCTATCATGTCTTGAGAGCGCCGGAGTTGATAATTGGGATGGATACGAATATGCACAAGAACTTAATATTGGAGACATCGCATGAGCTTAATACTTTTTTACGACACAGAAACAACCGGATTGCCATTGTTTAAGGAGCCATCGGAGAATCCAGGCCAGCCGCATATCGTTCAGATCGCCGCCGCACTGGTTGACGAACAAACCAGAAAAACAGTTCAAAGCATCGATCTTATTATCAAGCCGGACGGTTACGAGATACCGGAAGAAATGACGGCTATTCATGGCATTGATACGGCTTTCGCGTCTGCCTATGGGGTTCCGTTTTTTCATGCCATTTCAGTATTCTTTCATATGTGGTACGGACAAAAGCGAGTTGCTTTTAATGAGTCATTTGACGCAAGAATCATCCGCATTGCACAGCATCGGCTTGGGGTTTCTGAAAAAAATCTTGATGAATGGAAAGTAGCGCCGGCTGAGTGCTGCATGAGAATGGCTAACCCATATACAAAACTTGGAAAGTTTCCGAAGTTGGTAGAGGCGCACCGGCATTTTATTGGTAGCGACTTCGATGATCAACATAGTGCAATGGCAGATGTTAACGCCTGTATTGCGGTGTATTTTGCAATCAAAGACATGGAAAATGATTAACTCCAACACAAGAATAATTGAATTTAACTGCGAGTGCGGCCTGTTAGTACAAACAACAAGCCGCACCCGTAAATACTGCAAACAATGCTCGGAAAAAAGACAACATGAAAGCAAAAGAATTAGTTATCAAAATTCACAACGGAACAAAGCAGCCGTTAGAAACAAACAACAAAACTATGCTTTATAGACCGCATCTAGGTCATTGGCACCTGCCAATGCCAGCAGAGTATCTTGATTGGTCGGAGAAACCTGTAATCGGCAGAATAACGGAGTATGCAATATTATGAACATGCCAACAGTAGACCAGGATAGATTATCAATTCAATGGGATAAAGCGATAGATTCAATCGGTTTTATAATTAAAGAACAACAAAACTTTTCTTATGCCGTTGGGTTTAACGCAGGATTAGATGAGCGCGACAAGCTTGCCGCTATCAATGCGGAGCTTGTTGAGATTTGCACCGATTTTGTACGGCGTGTCGATAGCGGTGAAGTAAGATCAAAATCGACATACGAAAAGATGAAAAAGGCATTATCAAAAGCAAATTAACATGGCTGCAGATGGCCTTTAAACAATACCGCGAGCTTGACCGGATCGCGTTTAATGACAGGTTATACAGATGATAAAAAAGACGATGCATAACGCGAAAAATATTGGCTAAACCTGCGAAGCATTCCACTTCAGGTTATGCCGCCAAACCAGGATAGAGACGCCGTGATGCTTTATTGCTGCGGAGCCATGCGTAATCATCTTGTTGTTAGATTTAACCGCACCCTTGACGATGCCAACAGGCCCAAACTTTGAAACAACTACTGTTGACTCAAACTCGTTCGGTTCAACAGGCTGCACACCAGGTTGGTAAAATCTGACCAAGAAAACGGATAGGGGGAACCAGCTTGGCAGCCATGGTGTTAAATTTTCAATGTTTACCACAAACACAATCCTTTCATGATTATCGCAAAGTAGCAGCAGCCGAAAACGACTACTGCTATTAGCATTTTGAACAGTTCGAGCATTAAGCAGCAGAAGCCATTTCCGATGCGAATGCAGCGAGCTTGGTTAGAATTGCTGATTGCTGTTCATTCGGAATGGACCCGTCAAAAGTGAAGTCAACACTTTCCAATACAGAACCGTCATCAGCAATTACTTGAAAGCTCAGCACGGCGCTTGCTGCTGGATCGAACAAGGTGCCAGGAACAGCAGGAGTAGTTGCAACCAAGTTTTCAGAAAACGCAAACAGCTTCTCAATAATAGAAGCTTGCTCAGCATTATCAACTTGCTCTGAAAACACAAGGCTTACCGCCAAAAGTGTCAAACCGTTCAGCACGGTTTTTACGGTAACAGACAACTTATTTGAAGCATCGAAAATAGATTTAGACATTGTTTCCTCTGATGATGTTGTTCGCCCAAAAGTTAAGCATTGCCCAGGGGCGAGACTGGAGCAATTAAAGTAAATCTGATTCCGCCTGCCGACGTTTTGTTAGTCCTGGCAGTTCAGTTAGTTTGCCGTTGATTCGGGCCTTGTTCCATTTCATGATTACATGTTTCGCCTCCTGGAAGTCGCTAGCATCAATGCAACGTTTGACTGATGATGCCCGGTAAGCGCCAACGCCTAGATTATACACAAAGTCTGCGATTGCGGCTTTCTGGCCCTCTGTAGCGCTGCGTAAGTTCTTAGACTGATACAAAGCCTCGTCTAACACGTGATAGGCCGCATCAGTGAGCGCTTGATCAGCCTGTTCTTGTGTCCATGTAAGGCCTTCGATAATATCCGGGCCTGTGATCCCGTAGCCAATTGTACAGACGCCAGCCGGGCATTTATAAGCCTTTAGCTTGCATCCCTCGGAGCGCTTGATTAGGTCTATGAGAATTTCAACAGCAGTCATTTAAGCTTGGTCGTAAAAGTGAACTTGCATTTGTACTGCTGGGGGCCGAATAGTGACCATCCCCAGAAGATATACAGATGTTTGAAAAATGTTCCGCGTAGCAGCCAATAGCCTTTTTTGTTTCGCCAGAATATTTTTGAATCCTGGTCGTCCATGTGCGCTTGCAATAACTCACTATCGACAAAACACCCAATCGCGTTGTAATTAAACCAGTTACCGCCGTTTCTCCACAACCATCGAATGCGGTTCCATGTTGAGAGAGGGTCAGAGCCTTTCTTGATGTTTTCATTGCGCCAGCCGTCATCACCAGACAAGCCATTATCAATAGTTCCAAGCCAGACAAACGGAGACAGCAATTCGCTCCTGTCGTTGCTTGTGAAGAAAATCACGGCAAAAGGTGCCAACGGATAGCGCAAGATAGCGACGAGTAAATGCGCTGGTAAGAATAACAACCAAAGTAGTATTTTCATGGAAGTTGGGGCCAGTGGCCTGTTAATAGTCTTGTTGACAATGCAATCAGGATGAATGGCACAGACCATCCAATTGCTGTTTTTGTGATTTCTCTGTACGCTTCCTTTCTTGCTCGTTCAGCCTCAATCCTCTCCTTTATCCAAGCATGGTGCTCAGCATGTGATTCTGAATCGATGCGAGAACGCTCTTCAAATATCTGCTCCAATACAATCTTTAGCTCAGCAGCACTAACGCTCACTATGTCATTCTCCAGCTTGGCGTTGCTATCCACGACTACTGCTCAATGCCGCAATTGTTAATTTCATTTGAATATTTTTGTGTCAACGCCTTTAACTTTTTCAAGCGTTCGATACCCGCCAAGACCAAGCAATCCAAGCAGGATGTTGTTAGCTGCAGACGGGTCAACGGCAGGCAAAGCTGGCAGGTTAAAGCACAAAGCCAACCAGCTTAGGAAAGACACCCCAATCCCTGAGTACGCTAAGCTGACAACTCCAACCCACATTGCAGCTGGCCTAGCAGCTGCAACAAACCAATGTGGTGATGAGGCCTCAACCTCGTTTATTTTGAGTTGGCCTAGTACAAGATTGTAACCGTTTTGTATTTCTGCTGAAGCTTGAGATATTTTTGCCTTTTCAATCTCGGTAGCATCAGGCCATATACGAGTTACAACATCGTCGATTAATTTGCTACCAGCAGCAACGGCTTCGTCTATGCCAAACACTATTTATTCTCCGCATGGCCAACATTACGACCCAACCAGTTCACAACTTTATACACATTGGCATAATTGCCTGGCTTGGTTGGTGGCGGCAAATAGGTTGCAATCTGAGCTGCAACGCCGGAAATTGTCGGGATGAATGCCAACAGCGCTACATTCAGCGCCGACATGTTGTTAATGCTTTCGGCTATGTTTGTTATCATTTCAGAACCAGCTAGATGATGTAGCGAATTTGTGATGTGTCAGCTGCATTAGCAGCCCCAGCGGTTGTGTAACTAACTGTGATTTACACATTCCCCACAACCCGCATTTCAAAGTTTTTAATGGAAAAATTGACATTAACCCCATTCATCCCAAACATGCGAAATCCCTGCTTTATATACGCAATATCTTTATTAGTACCAAACCGAATAACAAATTTTTGAGATTTAATTGTTACATATTCACCGAGTGTCCAGTCGGTCCGGCCTGGGTCGCCGTTGATTCTGTTTGGGCTTTGAAAAGCCGCCCCGGCACTTATAGTCTCTATACCTGCATTTAATATAGTTGGCCTGCCATTGCTAGTGTTGCTAATACTGTCGTGTCCAAAGAATATACACGGAGTAACCCCCCCGCCAGACAATGAGTTTATTTTAAAATCGGCAGACAATTGTATAATCATGCCCTCGACAAATACAGGCATGCACATCCAGATATTTCCGTTAGCATCCGTCTGCGTATCACCGACCTCAGTCACCCACGTTGGCTCTGTCGCCGAGGTATTTGCAGTTGTCAGTGATACCTTTTTGTAAATTCGACCGTTTGGTACATTGGGTAAAACAAAGTTTCCTAAATCTTTGGCAGTATTCGCGGCCCAGTTAGTGGCCACGTTACATAAATTATAAATTTCAAACTGGTGGTCATTCCCACCGTAGGCAACGGTAGCAGTAAGTTCTAATGCCTCCTCTAGCGAGTTTGTTGACGCCATCATTGCTATAGATGCAGTAACTAGACTGGTGCTGGTGCTTTTTACTTGCCACGCATGTGGCCCATTTCCAGTTATCCCATTTTGCGGCCAAAACCCGTTGGCAAACGCGGCATTATTCCCGTAAAAATTTGGGTTGTGCGTAATTAGGTTTGGGTCTAGTATGTTACGAGATTTAATGCTGCGCGGGATAGATGCTGCGGGTGTGGTTTTCATCGTTTCCGACAATGCCTTTCCCATTGTCGGATAAGCCGGGCCAGCTGGATGTTTGCCGTCAGTTGAAAAACCAGATCTCCATGCAGTTGATGTAGTATCAACTACATTATTTGCAATTTCCCACAAATGCAATCTGCCTGAATCTGCCTGCGCTCTAATGTAGCTGTTGACTTGGTAGTTAACAGCATTTTTACGGTATGTTGACGAGCTATCAATCGGGATTGTCCCCGCTATTATTTTAACTCCCGCAGCTTCTATTGCCTTCCACAGTGTTTCAAGTTCGGCCAATCTACCGACGTAATCAAATGCAAAGTTTGTATTAGTACCCGCCAGAACAACAGCATAATCGAATTGTCCTGTTGCAAGATGAGGCGCGATTGAGACGGCAATTTCGTCAGGTAGTTTGCCGCCGAATCCTAAAATACCAGATATATCGAATATTCCCCCGCTGTACATGTCTGCATAATGTAGCCATGACGTGCTGTACATGGATGTCGATGATGGCTCTACATTTAATGCTGTAATTGAGTCACCGATTACTAAAAGTTTATTACCAATTGGTGTGATTCTGTTGATATGTGTACCATCACCAACAAACAAGCCGAGCCCTTTCTTGGCAACACCGTTTAGGTCTGCGGGGATTGCAGAGCCGGTCGCGACTTCCTGCACGGCAATCCCAGTTAATTCAGTAGAATTTTGAGGGTTTCCTGCCACTTCTATCAAGCCCTGATATTGCTTTGACGTTGTTACATTAATCGCCATGTTTTATTTCTCCAGAAAATTTAATATGTCGGCAACAACGGCAGACGGGAAACTATTTGCGGCAATGTAGCCGGTTAATTCAGTCATTGCTTTTTCATATCGACTTGACTTTATCTTGGCTAAAATAAGCTTCTTTGCAGCATCGTCGCCGTTGAGCAACGAGCCGATAATTGTTTGTTTTTCAGCGGCGGATAAGACGGCGTAGTCTAAATCGAGCTGAGAAAAGTCATAGCCTACCAGTTCTTTTTTAACAAGAGCCGTCGCACAGAGCGCTATCATTGCATCATCCATTGCCTAACCTCGCGCCTCTAGCCTCTAAGGCCATGCCAATAAACTGATCTTGACGTTTTATGGACTCTTCGCGAAGGCTTACTACGGCCTCATGTACGCCACGGTTTGCTTGTGCGACTTCGACTTGCATCAACGGAATCCAGCTCATTGCGCAAGCTTTTTCATCAATGCTCTCCCCTGTCTGTGGATTTTTCCCCGCCAAGGTAGTGAGCCACGCGCACCGATGAAGCTTTTCGCCTTTGATTTCTTCGCATGAGTGGCCCAATGGGCATGTCAAAACAGTTTCAATCATGATTTTGTCCCTATGCAGAAATCCATGTATCTTGGACTCCAGTTGGTAGAACTGCTGCCTCCGTCCGATGTACCAGAATACGTATGTGTGTGCCCAACGCTATTCGGTTCGGTAATTACATATCCAAGCGAGCCGTCGGTTGAATATGAAGCGCTTCCATATTGACTAGGAATAGACCCAGACGCAGTATCCTGATAGGAAATAGCGTTTGACACGTTATGCTGTACGTGGGTATGATTTGCCGACTCACCGGATGTCGTGCCAGAGTAGCTATGAGTATGACTTGGCACGACATTATTGAGGACTGGCGAATGTCCAGCTCCAGCACCTGATGATCCGCCAGATCCTGCCGAATTCACCACTCGCATCATTGAGTCATTCTGGATCGATGTGGCCGTCCATCCAACGGGCGGCGAAGCCTGATAAAAAGGCATCTTTGTACCAGCCGGGATAATGACGTTTATTGATGGATAGGTCGGGTCGAGAAAGCCGTAATAGACGCTTGTTAGGCCAGAATTAAGCCCGCTGCTATCCAGGGTGATAACAACGGTTGTAACGCCAGTTGCATAAGTTGCTGATGCAATGGTGCCGTAAACCGTATAGCCGGATACCGGGGCTTTTATTCGGCGGTTAACCGTGAATGTCGCCGTTGCATCGCCGGTAACAGAAAATGTAGTGGAGTTGATGTAGCTCGCCGCACCAGCATACAAAACCCATTCACTAATTGTTGGTGCTGAAACATCATTAATGCCGCTGATGTTGTCAATGGTGCGAATGGTATTGCCGAGAGAATCGGTTAAAACAGCCTTGTAAACCGTGCCGACTGTCAGCCAGATAGGATTTGATGGCTCACCTCGAACATTCAACACGACGGGGTTAGCTTGGGTAGTTGATCCAGTGCTATCAGCGTAGGTGGCCGCTGGTGTTGTACTACCGGCTAAATACCAATACACTAGCCCACCAGCTAAAGGTAGGCCGTTATTGTCTAGCTGCTCGTCGTTGAATAGCGGAGATAGTCGAACGCTCATTTATTACGCCTCCCGGCGTTATCAGTTGCAACATTATAACATTACATCATGGATCATTTTGTCATCTCTTTAGTGCTGCGGCCTTTCATCCTAGTTTCATTCCTTTGCTTATTACTTGCCATAAGGAAAACCGTTCAATATTTCATGCCAGATGGAAAGTTAAAAAGCTTACTGCTGCGTGAGATATGATGATAATGATTGCGTCGGCAAAAATGATCTGTTGACCATCTCAGACAGCGCCTTTCTATTTGTCGGGCCTCGCTTTTTGTAAGCGTCCAGCAATGTTTGAAAGCTTTCCGGGCTAAGCAATGATTCATCCAGTATGGTGTTGCCGCCTCTAATGCCAGCGTTTTTCAGATAATCCGCTATCGTCCCAACCATGCCAGACTTTGGGACCGCCGAAGATAACAGGCTGGTAACGAATGAAGCTGTTTGGCTGCCATCGGTTGCTTTTACGCCAGTTTTGGCTTTCTCAAGGTCGTTCATCACGCTCACCGCGTCATTAATTGCGGCGCGCCCTTGGGGGCTAACCTTGTCAACCCATCCGGTTTCCCCTAAATTTTTATAAGTTTCGTTTTCAACCGCCGATCTCAAGCCATGGGGCGTAATCATCGGAACATCTTTACCAAGCAATGGCTTATTCTTGTCGAATTTATCCAGGATATTCTGAAAGGTTCGCCCCTCTTCAATTGGCGCTATTCCTTTTTTATACTCCGTTAAGTATTGATCCCATTTTGGGGTTGGTACTGAATTTGGAAATGCGTCGGCTAAAAGTTTTAGCGTTAAATTGTCCCCCGCGTCAAACTTAGAGGATTCGTTAAAGCCTTCGTCTATTTTCTTGTTTATTTGCGTGGCAATGCGTCGATTATTCAGTACAGCATTGCTTGCGTCATCGAGTGAAATATTCGGCTTTAGCTCTAATTTATCGCTAATATTTTTACGCAATTTATAGACGCTTTCAGGCGTTGGATTTTTAAGATAACCATCTGCCAGATTAAACAAGCTGCGCTCTCCAGCATCTGGTGAATTGCTAATTAGGCCAAGATAATCACTTAAAGGCTTAATATATTTTGGTTTTTCTGTAAACCCATAACCATTCCCGCCAGTTCCGATAGTCGAACGCTCTTTGATTAAATCAATCGCCGACTCTCTTAATGGACCGGTTGTGCTGTTTAGCGCATCTTGCGCCCTGTTTGCCGTAGCATCATTCAAAGCGTATTTGTCCAAGTCCTTATAAACCGCTTCGATATTATTTACATCGCGTGGCATGAATAATTGAGGGCTTCTATTCCTGGCATTCGTCTCAAGCTTTAGAATGTTAGGATCGTCGCTAAGCATCGCCACAGTTGGCTCTATGTCTTGCATGTTTCCATAACGCGGGGTCGGTGCGCCAACAAAATCGGCTGGTAATCCTCGCTCCTCGTGAGTCATGCCAACGCCAGGAGCTTTATCAGGCACTATGCCGCCTAATTTATCCTCAAGCTGTAGCAATGCTGAATTAGTCGGCAAGTGATCAGCGGCGAATCTTTTAGCGCCGACAACGCCTTTATATGCGCCAATAGGCAAGCCGCCAGCAGCTGCCCCGATAAGCATATTTAGGCCACGGTTATCGTCGGTTGTTACTGGCTGAGTTGCGCCCAGTATTCCGCCGCCAGCCGCGCCGCGCCAAAAACCTTTTGGCATCGTGACCCATTCGCCAAGGGTTTTAATGCCTTTGCCGGCCAACGGGACGGCTTCGCCATATTTAGCGGCGGCCATGCCAGGAATAAGGAGAGACGTCAGATTACCGGTTACATTTCCGGCTATACCCGCGCCAGTATCCATCAGCGGCGCATCAAGTCGCCTTGATTCGTCTATGTCTGATTGGCTCGGCAATCCTACGCTATCGGCCAATGAATCTGGCATAGCATGTCGCAATAACTGACCAACACCACGACCAGTATCGACAACAGCCTTTCCAACGCCAGCGGCGTACTTCTCACCGAATGACATGTCGTCGACAAAGTTTTTAGGCTTGTATTGCTCCGCTTTTGGTGCGCTGCTCATAGCGTCACGATAAGCCTCGGCAACCGTGTTAAATTCGGGAGTCCCTTTTTTATCCTCGTTCTTAACAATCCACGCGGCGTATTGCTCAGCGGAAGCCATTTACTGCCCCCTTAAGATTGCGTCTGCCTGAGAATGAATGTCGCCTTTCTTTTGCGTCGGCTGATTTGATTCTGACTGAATTTTATTAACTCTTTCCTCTATATCCGCAACTGAGTTGTAGAAGGTTTTCAAGTCCTGCGGGTTGTCGAGTATTCCGACTTGACGTTTTATGAATTCAACATCGGCATTAGATATTTGCGCTCCAAGCTTTCCGCCTAAAGCGTCCAGCGCTAACTTATTGCCAAGCCTGCGAACAGCTTCAAAGTTAGAGGCCTTGTCGTTGTGAATGCCCACGTTTTGACCAAGAATTCCGGCTCTATCAATCGGCCCTGTTCCGGGTATCATTTGCTGATCAGGCGGCGCTAGTCTGCCGCTTGCGTCACGAGTCTGAACCCCGCCTTGGTAAAGGTAGCGCATCATTTCGTTAAGCGTGTCGGATGTTTTGCCAGCACCTAAAACTTTTGACTGTTCGGATTCAAGCCGCTTTTTGTCCAAGTCTGCTGCATTCTTGGCCGTCTCGACAGACATTGTTTTTTCGGCTGGTGTCGGGCCTTTCATCGGGCCTTGAGGCTGCCTATCAGACATGGCCTGTAGCTGTGCCGCCGCTTGCGGGTCCGTTTGCTGCAACTGCGCTATCTCGGACTGAACATCTTGGACTGGTTGCCAGTTTGGTTGTTGATTACTAATCCCAGCTAACTGCCCTTGCGTGGCGAAAGATTCGCGCTGATCAGGGCCGGTATATTTTTTGATCTGGTTTTTACTGCGCTCAAGCGCCATCTGCCCGGCCATTGAAGGATCAGCTGTCGATGGTAGATACGGCTTACCTTGTGCGTTCTTCATCGGCTCAAATCCATTATTTCCGAACTTCAAATACCCCTCGGTCGTTGCTACGGGAGGGTGATATTCGCGCGACTGAGTAACTTGATCAAAATCAGCCATTGAATTAATCGCCCCCCAGTCTACCGGCTTAGTCGGGTCGTCAGGATGTCCAAATACCTTAGAGATTATTTGCCTATATGGCCCGGATATTTGCTCAAGAACTTGAGGGAAATTCGGTGAATCAGGCGTAACACCTGATTGCATGACATTACTTTTTATAACCTTCGCAATCTGACCGCCCATGGCCATCTTCTTAAATTGAGCCTTACTTGATGATAAATCGGCTTGAGTATTATAGTTAGACGCCTGAGCTTGCTTTAACTGCCGGTTTATAGGCGCGTCCTCTTGTTCCCGCTGTATCCTCATGTCAATCAAGCTCTGTTGCTGTCTCTGTGACGCAACATCGCCCCATCTTGCGAACTCATCGGCGATATTTGCCGGCTGAACAGCATCAATTAGCCTTTCCATTAAAACGCTCCTGTCACTGGGTCATAATTTCCACCAAGCCACTGGTTAAGTGACCCCTGTTGGGCAAAGTTTGTGTTCATGTTTGATCCTGACGAGGGGTTAATACTGGCTCCACCATTAAGAGCATTATAAGCACCAACCCCGGACGTGATCGCATTTGACAGACCTGTAGCCATATTCGCATTACTTTGGCCTTGAGCAAGGGCTAGACTTGCTGAATTATTGCCATAAGCAGTTGTGGCTCCGGCCATGGCATTACCAACCTGCATTGAATCATAGCCTTGCTGAGTCGCCGCCGTATGCCCATTGTTTGCCATTGTTTGCAGGCGGTTGAAGGTGTTATTTTGGTTGGTTTGATTTCGGCTAAACGCATTCTGATAGGCTTGTTGAGCACGGTTCCAGGCGTCCTGATAGCCTGTTGACGCTCTGCCCTGAGCATAATCATTAATTCCTTTCAAGGTCGCTCCCGACAGCAACGAGCCTTTTGCTGCCGCCGAATTGTTTACTGACTGCAAGCCTTGGTCGAGCTGGAATTGATAACCTGGAGTCGCTTGTAAATCCGCCAAGCTATTGACCATAGGCGTATAGCCAGGGTCGTTTTTGTATTGAGTAGCATCGTAAGGCGTATTGAGATAACCGGCTGTCTGACCGCCTGATACGGTCTGCCCGTTGTCCTGATATTGCTGATTTTTTGCGGTTAAGTAATCCTGAGAAGCTTGGTTATAAGCCGCCCTCATTTTTGTACTAGTCCAATTATTGCCCTTCGGATTGTACTTAGCAATCAACTGATTCCAAAGCGGATCAGACGACGAGTTTAGCTTGTAATCCTTCGGCACATCACCTGCGCTATAAGTACTACCAAGACCCATGCCGTAAGACAACGCGTTAAGCGCCGACCTTCCGGCGGTGGAATATGGCGCTAAATCGGATCGAGCTTGATCCCTACCTTGTTGAAGCTGTGTTTTTGTTTCCTCTAAAGCAGCCGCTTGTGCCGCTTGAGCGCTACTTGCCGAGCTTGAGGAAGAACTAGCCGAGTAAGCCGCCGCTCCCGCCGCCACCACTCCCACTGCTGTTACTGCGAATGTCATTTTTGTCTCCCGACAATAATTTATTTACCCATGTTAGATCGCTATCATGGACCAAGTAAGACTCTATTTCGGCTAATTCTGTCTTGTCTGTTGGGTGGTATGTTTGCCAAATCGTGTCGGAATGGACATAAATTAACCTTTTTGTTCCGGCTTCTGATTCCCATATTGCCGGGCCAATTATTCGGCTAACCCCGCCTGGTGTCATTACCGTTACGTCTCCGCTATGTATGACGCTGATGTGCTTAAAATTATGAACCTTACCCGTTAACAATGCTCCTTTCGGCAAGAATATACTCCTTGTGTATATTCCATCATTAATATCGTGCATAACTGGCAGCAATGAAGCCTCATTCTCAAAGCTTGATAGCAGCATATATTCGGCTAATTCTATTTTTTGCGTAAAATCTAAATCAACCGACAATGAATCGATTTTTTTTTGCAATTCTGGAAAGTTATAACGTTGCATCATTTCGCCATGAAACTAACGCCTGATAGCGATAAATAGTTGGTTGATCCACTTAAATAGCGAATAACTCCTGAAGGATCTATATAGATCGCTGCATCGGCCCAGTTTCCAGTAACGGCAAACCCTTCATCATAAGCGGGTCTAAAATCTATCGGCAACACTCCAATAATCTCCCCGCCTACTGCAACACCAGCCCTTTGTATTAGTCCTGACAGATGGACAACTCCTGACGAGTCAATAAAGTATGATCCAGTCTGCCATACTCCGCCGTAATCTGACCAATTAGCTGCAAAGCTTAGCGGGAACCTTTCCGGTTTTCTTAAGAATTTAGCCAGATTAGAAAAGAACGTGACCCACGCTAGCGAGAACATTCCGCCTTGGTTTGGCTGCTCTTGTAGCGGTGGCTGCGGGGTATTCATTTCGCTAATTCCTGGCCTTCGACAATAGCGTTAATTATAACAACTTTCACCGGGTCAGTAATGCGTAGCTTGAATACCCAGTCTCGCGCCTGCCCAAGCCTGCGCCATTCTGCTCGCTGTTGATATTCGCCAAGTTTTCCGAGCCGCTTCCACATTTCGCGGCCCCAAGTATGGCCGTTGTCGCGCGATATTTGCAGCATCACTTGTGGGTCGTTGCCTTGACCGGACAACAGCCCTACGCCACCCTCGAAATCTACCCTTAACCGGCGGATAGTCGAATTATTCCGGCTATCCCTGAAAAAGTGTTTCCCGACTAACTCTCGCTCGATTGGTTGCCCATTGTCGGTGATCGCGTCAGGGTGAAGATAATACAGTTGGCCGGTAGCGTAGTCGGAAACGATGAATTTTGTATCGAATGCTGCACCAATATCGCCAGTGTAGCGGCTGATACCCCAGCTCTTCAGTTGTGACCATGCGCCGCTTGTAAAGTCGAACAGCCAAGACTTTTGCGCTGTTTGGAAAGTGATCTGATAGAAAGCCCTACCGTTGATCGTGTAGCTGAATGCCACGGCGTCACTGGGTGTCGTGTAGTTGTTGAAGATGTAATCAATGTCGGGGGTGCTGATTGGCGTCCATTGGTAGCCATCGAGATAAGCCACGGCAATTGCACCTTGACGATTACGAACCAGCGCCGTTATGTTGTTCCGGCATGTTGCTATAGACCAAAGCGCCTCGATACCGCTGGCCGAGTTTGCGCCGTCTACCCTTTGATAAGGGAATGCCTGCGCCCCTGTGTTTACCCAGAACTCAGTAGACGATGACCCAAGCAACACCAAGTGGCCTTTGTCCGCCCGAACAGCGATTAGATTATCAGGGTTACTTTCAGCCGTAGCGTAATTCAAAGCCCCCCATGTCAAGCCGTCATACTGTGCGCTTATCCAGAATTGGCCTGTTCCTGGCCGTTCGATGATGAAGTATGAATCTAGGAAAGTGACAGAATAAGAACCGCTGGCAAATGGGATTGAGCTTGTAATGTCGGTTAGTACGTTGGTACTGGTGTTGAATATATACGCCCTTGATCCCGTAACAATACATAGCTGAGTCCCGTTATTTGCCATCGACAAATAGCCGCTAATATCCTGAACCGGGGTGACTGCAAGCGTTCCGCGATTCGTCGCCGTACCATCGGTGGCGACCTCCCACAATGTACCGCGCTGGACAACGTACAACTTATTGTTTGACTCCATCCAATGTACGCCGCGCGACGGTGAGCCGGACAAAGACGCGAACAAGTTTAGACCTGGTGTGCCGTAAGCGTTTACCTGTGTTTTATCGGCGTCTTGGTTAACCTCAAGATAAAGATTAAGCCGGTGCGCCGCCGTCAGGTTTGGGGACTTGCCTTGATTACCTACCGAGAAAAGGCCTATAGGAGTCGTCATTACCAGCCGCCTTGCATCAGCCTAAGTTTAAATTCTTCGACAAGCAGCAGCAATTCCGATTTATTTGCAGTTGACGCCGCGAAATAGTAACCGTCCTGGTTTTCGCCGATCACAATAACAGAATCAAGCTCACCTACCGCCGATTCAAGCACTTTATCGGGACTGATAGGCATCGTTGTGAACTGACAGAATTTAATGACATTGCTCATTAATTACCCTTGTAGATATTAAAACGACGGTTTTTAGGCGAGAACAGCGCCGGATCAATCCGCGATGTAATTGGCCGCTTGTTGGTGCGCTTAATGCCAGCTTTGGCCGCGATAAACAGCCCCTTAACATCGTCGCCAGCCGTCGCTTGGTATTCTGGAGCCAGTTCGATAGCTAGCCCATATTTCATGGCCCTGGCATAGCCTTTTGGCAGTGAAAACGTGCTGGTTAAGCTGGTAAACTCAGTTAAAGGCTTTCGACAGTAAATCGTGAGCGTCGATGCTGCTCTGGAAATCGGGTGAAGGTATACGTTGCCAAGCGGGAAAGTCGCGTCAAGGTACAGGTACTCTGAATAGATGGTAGCCAGTGACTTTAGCCGAATAGCCGCCCAGTCATCATAGGCCATTGGCTTAACATCGTAGTCAAGACCATTAACCGTCAGCGTTGCCGCCTCGATGGCCGTCGGCCTGGACGTGTTGAAGTCGCCACCGGTGCCGATGGTATGCGGGTTTTTATTCGGCGTGAGAACAAACGACTCTTTAGTGATGTGGTACATCATAAGCGACTCGTTATCCCAGCTCTCAATCATCAGGTTAAGCGCATCGAGAGCCGAATTAGCCTCTTCCGCCGATAAATCAACATCGGGCGAAGCGACCTGCAACAGCCGAAATGCCCCGCTTATAATGTCGAGCGCTGTCGTCGTTGACATTACGCCGATTCCTCAGTCCATTCTATGTAGAAATAAAAAGTTGTTCCAGCCGGCAAAGTGGCCCCGGCGAAATTTATGCTGACAGACTCGTCGGCGCTACGCAATATCGGGCATTTTGCCTCGCCTAGCCCATACTCTCTTTCCCAATGACTTGGCTCTGATGTCGGCGTGGCGTCGGCGGGTAAATAGATCATGTCGCCTTCCAGCGCTGAACCTGTGCCAAGGCTCGACGGGTTTGCAGTGTATAGTGTTAATGTGGCGCTTGGCGTATGGTCTGCACTATCGTATTTTGTTGCTGTCGGGTTTGTCGATGTGCCGCCAGTATTAGTCGATGTGCGCTTTGAAATGTACATGTCAACCAAAGCCGCTGCAGTAGCTGAGCCGCTAATTCCGATTTTTGTTACGCGAATAATCTTATTAGCTGCGCCGGATAGCATTAAAACATCCGATGGCGTAGCGGCTGGAGCAATATCCGCACCACGGTAGGCATAAGTCGCCCTGGTTTTTTCAATGGTCGTCTGTGTTAAAACCGTCATCGATCTACCTCAAAATAAGGGGTGGCCGTCCTTGGCCGGGGGTGGTTAACGGAAAAAGTCGCCGATGATGACCAGTGACCATGTAGCGGACGATGGCGGCGTGATGCTAGCCGCCGATACGTTGCGCCAAACTGTAGTCACGGTATTTGTAGCGCTGATAGTGATCGAGTCCAGCTTTAAACCGGCAGGGATAACGATAGCGTCACGCGGACAGATTCCGAACTCGTTATCGGTGGTAACCGCGCCGGTAAACGTATAGTTTTCGGTGACAGTTGCACCGGCGGCAATCGCCGATCCTGAGTTAATGTTGACGGTGCCGGTGTAGGTAGCCAGTGGGAATTTTCCGACTCGTAAGCCGGTTGCGTTAATATCGGGCATTGAATGACTCCAAGAAATTAAGATAGCCGCCGATTAAAGCGGCTACGTTATTACGTTGCGTTAGCCGCCTAAACGAACGGCTAACTCTGGATAGATCGTCTTGGTTCCGTAGAGAACCTCGATACGACACGGCAACTGGTTAGAGTTGATGTCGTATTGGCGAACGATCCGAAGGCTGATGTTTTTGTAAACTTCGCGGGATGCGAAATCCACGCCGCCAGGCAACTCTTGGTCAACCGTAACCAGGGTGAACGCATCACGATGGAAGGCCATGTTTTGAGACTGGCCCGCTGCCGCAACTGCACCGGTATGGATGGTGATAGCCGCCGTGCTGCCAGGAGTACCGACACAGGTGGCGAACTGACCGCTTGGGATGTAAGCGGGGTAGATTGGCAAGGTGCCGGAAGTCGTTACAACGGTGTCAGCAGTGACAACGAACTGCATCAGACGACCGGTAGATAATCGGTTTTGCGGGTTGATCGCGTAAACACCGGCAATGCTGATGATGGTCCCGCGCGGTACGGTGCCAGCAGTAGTGGTTACAGCCAACGTGGTTGCACCGGAAGCAGGAACCGCGCTAATCGCAGTTAAAGAACCTGCTGACATCGGGGTGAAAGACTGCACGTTAGCATCAGCCGCCCAGTCAAATCCAAGGGTGTTGGTAGCAATCGCCGCATCTTCAAAAATCTTGCTGACTTTTTGAGCCGGGTTGAAAAGAGCCGTCATCGGGGTAATGATAGAAACCTGCGACATTGGGTCCAGAACGATAGAACGCTGTGCGTTCGGTACGCCGGACTCGGTAAGGATCGCGCCTGCGGTCAGGATCTGCCCCTGAACATTGGCAATCGTGTTGTGACTGCCGTCGTTGAGATACCCCGATGTACCGTAGGAAGCCGCGCCAGCACCGGCATTGACGATGCGGTTAACGTCTTTGTATAAGCCGGTCAACGCTAAGTCGATTTTGTTTGCAACCGAAGCCATAGCCGGGACAAGAAATCGAGTTTTAAAGTCGTCGATATTCAGCGTTAAGTCGGTCGTGCTGAATGAAATATCAACACCGGACAACTGATCGACCACGACAGGCACGTAGTTCTCGGTAGATGCTTCAACTTGCAGCGCTTCGCCTTCTCGACCAATGTAGCGTGGTGGCTTTCTAAGGTTGTAAGTTGCGCCAATTTTGTTACCAGATACACCGAACTTGTCGGAATAGTCGCGGTTAACAGCCTTAGCCATGGTTAACTCATTTTCCAGCACCATCAGCGCTTCTTTGGCGATGATGCTGGAGTTTAATAATGTATTTGACATTTAAAAATCTCCATCAATGGGAAGTGTTTGCCTCTCGGCATAGCGTCATCACGACGCACAAAAAACGGGTTACTTGGACAGGTTGCGCCTATAAGCCGCGTACTCGTCCATAGTCATCTTTGCGGGGTCTTTAGTAACCGCCGAGCCTTTTGCACTCCCCACGGGAGCGATTGGTTTTGGTGCATTAGTAACCGGCTTTTTATCCGGCTCTAAAGAGGGTTTATCTAGCAATCTTGCTTCAAGCCTGCCGATATACCGCATGGCTTGTGTGGTGTTCATGTTGCCTATTTTATCCAATTCTTCCGGGTTTTTGCCTAAGAAATATGACAATTCAGCAGGGTTTTCAGAATCCCGTACCAGCTCGATAAACGCCGGTACTGTTGCGAGTGGATGCCGAGTTAAATCGGTTAGCGCCTCGCCGTAATCCTGGTATTGCTCTTTGGCCTTGGCCTCAAGCGTGTTGATCTCTTGTGACCGCTTGGCCGCGCTTGTTTGCTTGTCCGCCTCGCCTAGCCTTTGACTGACAAGCTGATTGGCCTTGTAATCAATCATTGCCTCCAAATAGTCTGGATCGTATCGACCAGCGTCGTACTTATCCGGGTCAGGTGCGCCATTCGACAGCGTTTTAGCATCAGGCTTGGGCTGGTTGTTCTTGAGCTGCTCAATCTCGCGCCTTAGTGCTGCGGCGTCGGCTTGCGCTTGGTCGTATTTGCGTTGGGCCTCGTGCTTTTGACGGGTTACTTCGTCAATGCGCTTTTGTACGCCTTTTGGGACTTTACCCTCTTCTTCCTGCCTTTTTTCCGCTAAATGCTCTAACTGCTCTTGATCTGCCCTGTCGTCATAATCTCTGACAATGTCCTCGTCAATTACTTCTTCTATTACTTCACTCATATTGCGCGCCTCCCGGCGTGGTTGGTTGCACCATTGCTGGCGATTGGTCTTGCTCTTGTTGCTCGTTGTCAGCGTTTTCAGTCTCGCCGACGTTCGGTTCTTGCAGCGTAGCGGCCACGGCTGCGCTGGCTATCTCATGGAAAAGTCCGGTTGATTCGAGTGCTATCTTGTGATCAACCTCCATGCGCTTTGTCTGTGCGTTGAATCGTTCAATTTCCAGCTTTTCCAGTTCCGGCGATTGCTCAAGCTGCTGAATATGCTCGCTCATGTGCTGCATCTGATCAGCCATTTTGTTCATTTGCTGCTCAATCTGCGGGTCAATTTTTGCCGCGCCTTCGCCTTGCTTTTCGGCCTGTTGGATCTGCGGCGGTAGCATGATTTTCATGCGGTCGGCGATCTCTTCTGCCCCCTGCCAATCCATGTTACGGACAATCAAATCACCGGCAACCTGCAAAATAGCGGGGTCTGCCTGGACAAGCTGCATCTGTGCCTCAACCGCTTCTTGACGCTTGGTCGCGTAGCTTGGGCCAACGTCAACCACAACGTCGTATTTGCCCACACCAAGGTTGTAGATGCTCTTGAGCTCGCCGTTTTCGTGCTCGACATCGACTTTTGCTTGTTGCTGATTAGGGTCAAGCTGCACGTTTTTCGGTGTGCCGTCCTCTCCCAGGATTCGCGCAACTCGTTGCGTGTCGTAAATCTTAGGGATCATCTCGATGATGATTTTCCCGGCGTGTTTGATGGATCGCGCCAGGTTGTCAGAAAAATGGAAAGTCCCGATACTGGCTTGCTGCTGCTGGCTCTTAATAGCCCTGCCCGACTGATCAGACTCTCGATTACCCAGCGATGCGTCATAGATGCCCATGGTCGACTTCATATCGTCAACCGAGCGATTCATGGCGGCTTCAAAGCCGGGATTAACGCCAGGTGCTGGTTCGCGGCGTGGTGGCGGCAGTACGTTACCCATCAGGTCGATAGGGTTGTATTCCAGAACCGATAGATTGACTCTGTTAGCGTTCTGCCACTCGTTTTCGTATCCTTCGACTTGCCCGGCTGCAGCGATGTATGGAGAGCGAGGGGCAAGCGCTAACAATTCAGTGTTTGCAGACTGCATGTAGTTGTAGAGTCTCGCCGGGTCTTTGGCGTGGCGCGTCAGGCCGTGGACGTGGCGTTTGCCCTCAATCCATACCTCCGAGCCAATGACCGGGATAACCGGGATAAATGAGCACGGCATTTCCGTCTCGTCGATAACCGCGTTACCGCCGATCTTGACCCACTTGCAGACGCGGCTCGACGAATTACGCTCTTTTTCGATGAGCCCATGAAATTCTTTGGGTATTTCGTCTTTCCAGGCGGTCGAGCCATCTTGCAGCAGCGCCAATGTGCGCGGCTTAGTGTCGATGTAAAAATACTCGGCTACTCGCACCTTGTCCTTACCATACCAGCCGACAGAATCGCCGGTAGCGCCCTCTTGCCAGCCTGTCGCGTCAACATCAGGGTATTGGTCCTCGAAATCATCTCGGTTAATGTCCTCAATGACAAACGCCCACTTGGCATCACTGCCGTCCGGATCTGTAGAATCAGGATCAAAATAGACTTTGTTGGGGTCAACGACGCGCTTTATCACTATGTCCTGATCAAAACTGTCAGGGTCACAGTAATCGGTCATGATGCGAAAATAGCCAAGTCCAGTATCAATCTGCCACTCTACTGCGGTGTCGTAGGCTATGTCGGCGCTTGATG